AGAAAAGTTTGTCAAACTGGCAAACGATAACGGGTTTACTCTCAAAATCTCACGGAAAGATATCGTGATTTTACAAGCCAAGTATGGTATTAAAAAACCCGCCTGGCTGATGAAAAATATGGCGTATCGATTTGACAAGGGGGTATATAAACTGCCTTCTTTATTGTCGGTAGAAGAACATATTCTCAATATAGTCAAGTCATTCGGCGAAAGACAAGATGAAAGTGAATACTAAGTTGAATTCAATTCAACCTAAGTTGACCATTCTTCAACCGAAAAGATGGAATAATGCTTGACTTTACTCCAGATATAGAGTATAATGGTACCATAAACATTGAGTTTATAAGAAACATTTTAATTACATTATGAAAAGGATAAATATGAAAACATTAAATGAGTTACAAACTGCCCAAACAGAGGCACTATATAAAAAATACGGTCGAGTTGAAATCACTCGTTCTGAAATAAATGATTTTGTCAAGTCTGGCGAAATATCAAATCCAAGTTGGCTGAAATCTGATGCTTACAAAGTTTCTCGTGGTGTCTATTCACTACCGATTGCCGGTAATGATTTCTCACCATCACTAACTGATGTTCCTCTAGTTGATGAAACACCTAAAGTAGAAACTGTATCACAGGCTGCTTTCGTTGTATCAAGTCTAGTCGGCAATATCATTCCTGACAAAGACCCAGTTTTTGTTCCTTGGGGTCATTTCAAAGATATCAAATCAATCATTGCTTCAAAAGTATTTTACCCAATATTCGTTACTGGTCTTTCTGGCAACGGCAAGACAATGAATGTAACACAGGCATGTGCCGCTGCAAAGCGAGAGTGCATCCGAGTTAACATTACGATTGAAACAGATGAAGATGATTTGCTTGGTGGTTACAGACTACAAGATGGGCAGACTGTCTGGCAAAACGGTCCTGTTATTGAGGCGATGGAACGAGGCGCTCTATTGTTGCTTGACGAAATCGACCTTGCTTCAAATAAAATTATGTGTCTACAGCCGATACTCGAAGGCAACGGCGTTTTTCTTAAAAAGATTAATCGCTTTGTCAAACCTTCAAAAGGTTTCAATGTGATTGCTACTGCTAACACTAAGGGTCAAGGCTCTGATGATGGCAAGTTTATCGGCACTAACATTCTGAACGAGGCGTTCCTTGAAAGATTCCCGATTACTGTCGAACAGGCTTACCCAACTAATAAGATTGAAACTAAAATCTTATTGAATGTTATGGCTGAGAAAGGCTTGACTGCAACGGCTGAGTTTGCTACTTCACTTGTTACATGGGCTGACATAATTCGTAAGACATATTATGAAGGCGGCGTTGACGAACTAATCTCAACTCGCCGACTAGTTCATATCGTTGAGGCATTCTCAATCTTCAAAAACAAAATGAAGTCTATTGAGATGTGTACTAACCGATTTGACTTAGATACTAAGACTTCGTTCTTAGATTTATATACTAAGATTGACGGCGGCGAAGATGTTTCATCTTGGTTGAATGATGATTTCGCAGTCGAAGAAACATCCGATGATACTGAGGACAGTAATGTGAATTACTAAATGTATCGAATCATAATGTAGTAAGACCCGAGAAGGTGGTCATCCTCCACCTTCTCTTTTCTACATGAAAACGCTTGACAAAGGATAAGAATTAGAGTATAATATACTCAACAAGTAAAAAAAGAACTCAATACTATGGTGCCTCGTATTGAGGGATAACTAACGGTACCAAAAAAAACTGAGGAGTTTACAACATGGCTAGAAAGCTAACTAAAAAACAAAAAGTATTAAATCTATTATCAAAAGGTAATCCCGTTTGGTGGAAAACTTTAAGAGGAAGTAGATTTGACTTGAAATCGCCAAGAGCGATGATTGACCAACTACGAACTGAAGGACACATGGTTTATATTAATAAATCTGCTGGTGGTACTTCGTATCGTTTAGGCAAACCAACCCAAGCAATTATTGCTGCTGGTGTTGACAAAGTATTTTACTTTGGTAAAGATGAGAAAACTACTAACATGAACGAAATCGTTGCTGCTGGTATCAAATCTCTTTACGGTACACAAACATACGCTTATTCTAACCAATAAAACATTTTACCTTATAAATAGTAATGATAGGCAACTCGTAAGCCCTGTCATTTCGAGGTAGAGTGTCGTCCGCAACGACACCGTATGAAAAGGTTTCGGGCAGTTTCTCCTTTCAAGAAAAACTGCTCAACTTATTTGAAATAAACGCTTGACAAAATAATGAAACTAATGTATAATATACATTAATTGATAATAATAAGAAGGAAACTATATAATGCAACTTAACAAAGTAACACACGATATACTCAAAAACTTTTCTGAGATTAATACAAACATATTAATCAAACCAGGAAGTGAACTCAACACCATCTCAACCATGAGAAACATTTTTGCCAAGGCAACTATCACAGAAACATTTGATAGTGAATTCGGCATCTATGACCTAAACGAATTTCTATCTGTAGTGTCTAGTTTAGATAAACCACAACTAACATTACAAGATAAGTATATGACAATCTCTACAGAAGGTAGTAAGTCTAAGGCGAAATACTTTTATTCTGACCCGTCAGTAATCGTATCACCGCAAAAAGATGTAACTATGCCTGAATCAGATGTAACATTTACTTTGACTGAATCAAATCTTGCTCAACTACAAAAGATGGCTGCTATTTTAAAAGCACCTGACCTTGCTCTTATCGGTACAAAAGGTGGCGATTGTGTATTGAAAGTATGTGATAAGAAAAATGATACATCAAATAAGTTTGATATTGTTGTTGGCGAAAACGCTACAGCAGATTACACTTTCTATTTCAAAGTAGAAAATCTTAAAATGATGGCGGGCGATTATGATGTCGCTGTATCATCAAGAAGTATTTCTCACTTTAAAAATACAAAACTTCCGATTGAATATTGGATTGCTCTTGAACCAGATAGTGTTTTTGACGCTGGTTAATTTTTTATATATTATGAATAAGGTGAATTATGAATACAGATTTTCTATGGGTAGAAGAATATAGACCAAAAACGATTGATGATTGTATACTACCACAATCTCTAAAAACATTGTTTCAGTCCTTTATTGAAAAGGGCGAAATATCAAATATGTTATTTTCAGGCACACCAGGTGTCGGCAAGACCACAGTCGCTAAGGCGCTGTGTGAGCAAATGAACTGTGATTGGATAATGATTAACGGTTCAGAAGAAGGTGGCATTGATGTTCTCAGAAACAAAATCAAAAACTTTGCTTCAACAGTATCACTATCAGGCGGTAAGAAGGTAGTGATACTAGATGAGGCTGATTATCTTAATCCTCAGTCAACACAACCTGCTTTAAGAGGCTTTGTTGAGGAGTTTCACAAGAACTGTCGATTCATCCTTACATGTAATTTTAAGAATAGAATCATTGAACCACTTCACAGTCGATTCTCAAACATTGAGTTTAAGATTAACAACAAAGAAAAACCTCAACTACAAACTCAATTGTACAATCGGGCAACCTTTATTCTTAAAAAGCAAAATATAGAATATGAAGATAAGGCACTCATTGGGTTAATCACAAAACACTTTCCAGATTTCAGAAAACTTATTAATGAGTTACAAAGATATTCTGTAAGTGGCGCTATTGATGCTGGCATTCTTGTAAACATTTCAGATGAAAATCTAAAGTCTTTAACATCACATCTCAAAGCTAAAGAGTTTGGCGATATGAGAAAGTGGGTTGTAAACAATCTTGACAATGACCCTGTTAAAATCTTTAGAAAGATATATGATAGTCTGAATACATCTTTACAACCTGAAACAATACCTCATGCGATTCTAATCATTGCTGACTATCAATACAAGTCTGCCTTCGTAGCAGACCAAGAGATTAATCTAGTCGCATGTTTAACTGAAATAATGTCGCAAGTTAAGTTTAAGTAATGTACGATTTATTTAAAGATTATCTGCCGGCGATAAATCACACCAAAAAGAACCTAATGGACTCTGATGATGTAATGTGGGAAAAGAAGTACCCTGCATTTATGGTCAACAAAGTCCTGTCTGGTTTCTCAGATACCATTATGCTCACCAATGAAATGAATAGAAATCATTTTCTTGATAGAGATATGCAGTTTCAATTTCTACTAAATAGTATTAGGTCTAAGAAAAGGTTTACTCCATTTCTAAGAGCTAGTAAGATTAAAGACATTGAGTGTGTAAAAGAGTATTATGGTTATAGTAATGAAAAGGCCAAGACTGCTCTCGATATACTCACCAAAGAACAATTGAAATTAATTAAAGATAGTCTATACAAAGGTGGGACAAAATGAATGAACTAGATAATAGTTGGCATCCTGAGAAGATGCTAGAAGTACAGTTAAAAGAGCCAGATGATTTTTTAAAGGTTCGAGAAACCCTAACAAGAATTGGCGTTGCCTCGAGGAAAGACAAGAAGTTATTCCAATCATGCCATATTCTTCACAAACAAGGAAGATATTTCATAGTGCATTTCAAAGAGTTGTTTGCCTTAGACGGCAAGTTTTCTAACTTCTCTGAGAATGACCTTGAAAGAAGGAATACTATTGCTCAACTGTTGAGTGATTGGGGTTTGATTACTATACTAAATAAAGAGAATGCTGAGAACAAGGCACCTCTATCACAGATTAAAGTACTTGCGTTCAAAGATAAGAGCGACTGGGACTTACAAGCAAAATACAACATAGGTAAAAAAGTAGATGACGAAGGCGCCGAAGTTTAGAGATTTCATTAC